CTGATGATCCTCAACGAGCATTTAGTCGTGGAGTACGAATGGCTAAAATTTACAATTCAATGACTATGCTTACTGGTTTTCTTGCAGCAGTACCAGATGTTGCCCGTATTCTTATGACTTCTGGAATCAATAGAGGATTCAGAACATCGTGGGATTTATTTACTAATGGTATCGGAAAAGAATTAGGAAAGCTGTCTCAACATCAGGCTTTTTTATCAGGCGAAGCTCTTGATATGGTTTTAGGTTCTAGAGCTATGTCAATGTATGATTTGGAAAATGCTTTTGGTGTTTTCAATAAATTTGAAAAAGGAACAAGCAGTATGAGTAATGTTTATTTTACTTATATTAATTTAATGAATCCGTGGAATACTCTTGTTAAGAGTTGGGCTAGTGCTGTCAATGGAACACGAATTATTGAAGAATCATTTAATCTTGTTAATGGAACAATCAGTTCTGTTAATAAGGCTAAATTATTAAATGCTGGAATTGATATAAAGTCTGCTGAAGTTATTGTTGAACAATATACAAAACACGGATTAGGCAAGGGAGCAAATCCAGCAGAATGGAAACACGTTCGTATTGCTAATACAGAATTATGGGATGATGAAGCAAGGGCTGTTGCCGATGTATTTCACAGTGCTTTAGGAAAAGACATTAATATTACAATCGTTACGCCCGGAAAAGGAGATGTTCCATTATGGTTTAATAAAGAAATGGGAGGTGTTATTGTTCAATTCAAGAAATTTGCTATGGGAGCAACACAAAGAATGTTGCTTCGTGGAATGCAAGAAGGAGATATGTCCTTCTTTGGTGGAGTATTAATGCTATTAGCTTCTGGAGCTATGGTTGATGCTATTCGTACAAAATCATTTGACAGAAGTTATACTAAAAAACCTTTCGGTGATAAACTTGTCAATGCCTTTGATAGAAGTGGTTTGGGTGGAGTTTATTCTGATATTAATAATATCATTGAAAGAATGGGAAATAATAAAATTGGATTAAGACCTCTTTTGGGAGCTGGTAGACCATATAGTAGCTATACACAAAAGAATCTTATGTCTGGTTTTGGTGTGGGAGGCCCAAGTGCTTCTCAATTTGCCTTGATTGCCGATCTTTTGTTTGACTGGGGAAAAGGAACGCATAATCATTATACAGCTAGGAATGTGCGTAGACTAATACCTTTCCAAAATGTATGGTATCTGGATAGCTTATTCGACCAAGTAGAAAAAGGATTAAGATAAATGGCAAGTATTACGATATCAGATACCAGTCCTAGAGTACAGTACACTGCCTCTGGTTCACAAACTGCGTTTTCAGTTGGCTTTGAGTTCTTCAATGCAACTGATTTAAAGGTTATTAAAACTTCCAGTGGTACAGATACAACTTTAACTTATGCTGCCTCACCAGCTAATGCAACGCAATATTCAGTTGCTGGAGCTGGAGTTACGGGTGGTGGCTCCATTACTTTAGGTGGAGGAGCAACTGCTGGAGACATATATACAATTTACAGAGATTTGCCGATTGCAAGAAGTTCCGACTTTCCAGCATCTGGATCGTTTTCGGTAGAAACTCTTAATACAGAATTAGACAAGATAGTTGCTATGATGCAACAGAACGAGGACAACTTAAAGTTCTCCCCTAAAGCTGCTGCCTCAACAGCAAATACCTATAACCTGACATTTCCAAACCTAGTAGCGAATAAAGTCTTATCCGTTAATAGTGCTGGAAACGCTTTGGAGTTTGACCAGTCAATTACTGATGTGGCAACGGTAGCTGGAATAGCTGCCAATGTTACCACAGTTTCTGGTATAGCTGCAAATGTAACGACTGTCGCTGGAATAGCTGCGAATGTAACTGCTGTTGCTGGAGATGCAACGGACATTGGAGCTGTTGCCGGGAAAGCTACTGAAATTGGATTGCTTGGCACTTCAGATGCAGTAGCCGATTTAGCAATACTTGGTACTTCAGCGATTGTAACCGATATGGATTTACTGGCAACTTCTGCCAATGTAACAGCTATGGGGCATCTTGGTACTTCGGCTAATGTTACAGCTATGGGATTACTGGGAACTTCAGCAGTTGTTACTGATTTAGATTTACTTGGAACATCTGCGAATGTAACTGCAATGGGGCATTTAGGAACTTCAGCAAATGTAACTGCTATGGGATTGCTTGGAACAAGTGCTGCTGTGGCTGATATGGCTCTCTTGGGAGATGCAGATGTCATAGCCGATATGGCTTTACTGGGAGATTCAGATGTCATTGCCGATATGGCAATTTTAGCTACATCAGATATAGTAAGCGATCTTAATACTCTTGCCACATCTGATATAGTTTCTGACCTGAACACTTTGGCGACTTCGGACATAGTTTCCGACATTAATGTTTTAGCGACTTCGGATATTGTTTCCGATCTTAACACTCTTGCCACCAGTGATATTGTTTCTGATATTAATACTTTGGCGACTAGTGATATTGTTTCTGACCTCAATACTTTGGCAACCTCTGATATTGTATCAGACCTTAACACTTTAGCTACTGCTGACATTGTATCTGATTTAAGTACTGTTGCCGACAATATTGCTGGAGTAAGCAGTTTTGCCGATAGATACAGAGTAGGTTCAAGCGATCCTTCATCAAGTTTAGATGCTGGTGATCTCGCTTTTAATACAAGTTCAAACGCTTTAAAATACTATAACGGTTCAGCTTGGGTGGCTGTAACTGCACCAGATGTAACTTTAGCTGATGCAACTGCATTGGCGATTGCTTTAGGATAGGAAAGGAGAGAATATGGCTAATACTTTTAAAGTAGTAACGAATGATGCTATGCCAGCAAGTGCTGGAACGCCATTAGCTTTATATACTGTTCCAAGTTCAACGACTACGATTGTTCTTGGATTGATATTAGCTAATGTTCATTCTGCATCCGTTACTGCTAGTGTCCAACTAACATCAAGTACTGCTGGGAGCAATCCCAACACTAATGCGAATGTATGGTTGGCTAAAGATGTAAGCATACCAGTTGGTTCTAGTTTAGAAATACTTTCAGGAAGTAAAGTTGTTTTGCAAACAACTGATGACATTCTGATTGATTGTTCTGTAACTGGAAAAATTGATGCTGCGTTGTCAATAATGGAACAAACATAATAGGAGAATAGATTGGGATATATAGGACAAGCTCCAGCTAATAAGGCAGTCAAGACTGCTGATATTGAAGATAGTGCGATAACTGCTGCGAAGATAGCAGATGGTACTGTAGTTGCTGGAGAACTGGCAAGTGATTCTGTTACTACTGCAAAGATTTTAAACGCAAATGTAACAACAGCCAAACTGGCTGCTGATGCAGTTGATGGAACGAAACTTGCAGATGATGCAGTTAATAGTGAACATTATACTGATGGTTCAATAGATACAGCTCATATTGCTGACGACCAAATTACTCTTGCAAAAATGGCAAGTGGTACTGATGGCAACATAATCAGTTATGATGCATCTGGTAATCCAGTTGCTATTGCTACTGGTAATGATGGACAAGTTTTAACTTCTGCTGGAGCTGGACAACCACCAGCTTTTGAAGCTGCAGCAGGATTTGACGTAACTTCTATAACTGGAGCTACCGCTTTAACGGTAGACCCTGCTGCCACTGACGAGATGGTCATAAGCGATGCCGGGACATTGAAAAGATTAGATTTGAGTCTTATGCAAAATCAACCTGCTTGTTATTCATCGGATACTGGTCATCAAGATATAACAAGCCACGTTGCTACAATAATAACTTTTGATGATTCTGCGACAGGTGATTACGATGTAGGTGGATGTTATAATGCAACAAATGGCACAGTAACTTTAAATGGTTTAACTGCACCTGCATATTCTTTTACACCAAATGTTCCGGGTGTTTATCAGTTTATTGTTAATCATTATTGGGCAGGTGAGGGTGTTGACCATGAATCTGCTAATTATGTTGCTATTCAAATGCTTATCAATGGTTCTCATTATACTAAACAATCTATCGGTGCTATGGAACACGGACATTATGACGATAATAATATTCAAGGCCCGGCATATATAAATAATGTATCTTTAAATGGAACAGGAGATTATGTACAATTTCGAGTTTGGAATATTACAGATGAAACTACACCATATCATCACGATTATGGGGGTTTAACTGTACATAGATTAATTGGAATTGGACATACAGCGAGATAATAAAAATGGAGAGTAAATAATGGCAATGTCAGATTCAAGACGGTTAAATATGGTAATGGCCTATCTTTATCCTAATTTAATAAATAATGGAAATGGTACTGGGGATTATAGTTTATATAATGATTCAGATGGGAAAGGTACATATCTTGTTTGGCATAATGATGAAATAGCAGAGCCAACAGCACAACAATTGGCTGATGCTAAAGAGGCAGCAGTTAATGCTTTTTGGTACAAACTATTAAGAGTAAAAAGGAAGAGGCTTTTGGTAAGAAGTGATTGGTCACAAGGAACAGATGTACCAAGTGCAATTAAAACTGAGTGGGCTACCTATAGACAGAAATTAAGGGACTTACCAACGACAGTTACTAAACCATCTTTTGAAACATTGAACAATCAAAGTGATTTGGAATGGAATCTTAAGGCTTTAATGCCAAGTAAACCAGAGGATAATTAATGAGCTACATAGGCAGAGGCGTAGATGCAATAAGCAATGTTGAGAAACTTGACAACATTACTTTCAATGGTGGAACAACCTACGCATTAACAAAATCAAGTGCAGCTTTTACACCAGTAGGAGCTAACAATATTTTAATATCTATTGATGGAGTTATCCAGCAAGGAAATTTCTCTGTCAGCACAACAAATGTGGTATTTGATTTCAGTCCAACTTCGAGCAATACTTGTGACTTTATTTTGCATTATGGTACTGGAGTTTTAAATGTACCAGCAGACGGAAGTGTTAGTGCTGCAAAGATGGCTGCCAATTCAGTTGATTCAGATTCTTATGTAGATGGCTCTATAGATGCAGTTCATCTATCTGCTAATTCAGTAGATAGTGATGCGTATGTTGATGGCTCAATAGACTTGGCTCATATGTCAAGTGAAAGTGTTGATGAAGATAATCTACACATTTCAAATGCTGGAACTAATGGACAATTTTTAAGCAAACAATCTGGTAATAGCGGAGGTCTTACTTGGGCTGATGCTGGTGGAGCAGCAGATAATTATTTTGCAAGTTCTGGTTTATCTTCTAAAGATTTAGGTGCTGGACTACATATTAAAGTTTCTGATACTGGAGCAAGTGTAGATGCTACAGCAGATGGTGTAGTTATTGAGGATAATACTGCTGGTGGGGGTGGATTATCAATTTTATCTCCTACAAATGATTATGGAACTATAGCTTTTGGAGATAGTGGAGATAATAATATAGGTAAGATTAGTTATAATCATACTGATAATTCTATGCGATTATCAGCTAATGCTTCTGAAAGAGTGCGTATTACTTCTGGTGGTAAAGTTGGAATAGGAGAAGAAGTTCCTCTTTGCAATGATGGTGGACTTCATATTAAAACTGGAGATAGT